AGTTGTTGAGGCTATTACCAACACTGACTATTATGGTGAAATTGCAGAATTTGGCGACACAGTACAGATTATTAAGGAACCAACGATCACTGTTGCTCCTTACGCCCGTGGTACTACAGTTCTACCACAGGCACTAGCAGATGATAACCTCACTCTGGTAGTTGATCAAGCGAACTATATGTCATTCAAAGTTGATGACATCGAAAACAAGCAGTCTCATGTAAATTGGGAAGAGCTTGCAACTAGTTCAGGTGCATACTCACTAAAGAATGCGTTTGATGCAGAAATCCTCACCTATATGCTAGCTCAGGTTACTACTGCACTAACATATGGTACTACAGCCGCCCCTCTTACTGTTGGTTTTACTAGTGGTGCTGTAAGCCCTCTAGCAGTTCTTAGTCGGTTAAGCCGCCTAATGGACGAAAACAACGTTCCTGGGGAAAATCGCTGGGCTGTTGCGCCTCCAATTTTTTGGGAGCGTATGCAGGATGAAAGTTCCAAGCTAATTGGTGTTGACTGGCAATCAAGCGCCGGTTCAGGATCAATTCTGCGCAATGGTAAGGTTCTTAATGGCGATCTACGTGGATTTACTCCATATCGCAGTAATAACCTTCCTTTAGATAGTAGCGCTCAGTATCAGCTTCTCGCTGGTCATATGAGTTCTACTGCATCTGCTTCTCAGATTGCTAAGGTAGAGAAGTTCCGTGATCCTAACAGCTTTGCTGATGTGGTTCGTGGCCTTCATCTCTTTG